ACAGCCAGCTCAGGGTGGTGAAAAAACCGCCCAGAACAAAATTAAGAATATTTAAAACGGTGCGCATGATCTTCTTTTCCTTTTGCATTCCGCAAGATGTGACGCCAAGTTTAGCCTGTTTTAAAAATCACCATTTAACAACAGTAACTTGGCAGTAAAAACAATTAGTTAAGTTAATTTTAAGTGCAGGGGAATGCAGTGTTATGAATCTTCTGCTGCCACATTGCTGCCACTATAACCCGCGATAGGGTTGAGCTGTGCAGCTTCTTCAAGATGGTCTGGTGCGAAGTGTGCATACCTCATAGTTTCACGAATGTTTGCATGACCAAGTATCCGCTGCAGTACCAAGATGTTGCCTCCATTCATCATAAAATGACTCGCGAATGTGTGCCGGAGCACATGCGTATTTTGACCATCAGCTAACTGGATATTGGCAATGTTCAGCATTTCACTGAAAGACTTATAGCAAGGCTGAAACATTTTATCTTTAAGGGGCGAAAGCTCATCATAAAGCCACCGCGGGATAGGTACGGTTCGGTTTTTCCCACCTTTAGTTTTTATGAAGGTAAGCTTATAGGGTGACAACTGGGAACGGGTTAGGTTCTCGGCTTCGCGCCATCTGGCACCTGTTGCAAGGCAAATCTTAACGATGAGCGTAAGATTGTTATTGCCAAACGAGTTGCAGGCTTCAAGCAGTGTTTTGATTTGTCCGTCAGTTAGCCAGGACATCTCTTTTTCTTTTTCTTTGAAAGGCCGGATTCCGTCAAGAGGGTTAGGTAGCTTCCACTCTCCAAGTCGGCGCAACTCGTTGAATACAGCTTCGAGGTAGTATTGTTCGCGGTTTACGGTAATAGGTTGCGCTATCCATTTCTGAGGATTGGCATGATAACCATTATCAATTTTCCCGCTCAACCGCTGGTCTCGATAATGCGCCCAATCTTTAGTTGTTATCCTCGAAGCAATCGGATCACCCATTCCCCTGCAAACAATCTTCAACTTTGCAAGACGCAGTTTGCTTGCTGTCAGTGACTGCCCGTGTAGGTTGTGCCAAAGTTGGATTAATTCGCTTAGCTTCCGGCGATCCTCTTTTTCACCGAGCCAGGGCTTATCTTCGGTCTTCTTTCTTTCATAATCCTCATAAGCCTCGGCCTCACCTTTAGTGTTAAATTGCTTACGGATACGCTTTCCATCCCTACCGTTAGGGAATATCTGCGCAAGCCATTTTCCATTCTTTTGTTTAGTAACAGTCATAGTGAGAACCGAGGTAAATTACTTATTGTTCACAAAGGTTATTGCCAGCATCAAGAATTGGGCTGATGCTTTTCTTAACCCCTTTATAGTTTGGATCGTCAGCCCATACAGCATCTATGTCGTAACCCTCCATTTTCCCGGACTGGACTGCATCTTTTGCGTTGCCATTTACAGGATATCGGTCATCAGTATCAGTGTTATAAACGAAGATGAAACGTTTATTAATGCAGGACACCTTAGCTTTCTTAAAAGTAAGGGGCCAGTCTTCACCTAATTTTGATGAATCCAAATCAACAGATTTTTCGGCAGCATAAGATGCAGATGCCCCAATAAGGCATGCTATGGCAAGAAATAACTTTTTCATTCAATTCCCTAAACGTGTTTTTCCAGTGTAAATAATACCGCCCCAAATGGGGTAACGTCTGATGCACCACATTCAAACGAGACATTTGGATTGGTTAGTTTAATTTTCCCGCCGGGTAGGCGAGAGATATCATACACATCATAAGAGTCATCAATATTAACGAACCAGCGACCATTGGCGATGTTCTTAGCCTCTGTATTCACTAGCCATGAGTGACCAACACCATCAATAAACACTAAGCAATCTTTATCGACTGCGGAAAGCGCCGGATCCATAAGCCAATTTCCTGCGTCATTCAGAACGCCTGACACTAATTTTTTCTTCGGAATACTTATTGATGATGTGACAACTTCGGGCTGACTATCGAACATCTCACCTTTACCAGTTGCTAACCATCTGAGAGACACGCCTGTGTCTAGCGCGCATGCAACAACTACATCTCCGGGGAAATATTCCCTGCGGATCCATGTGCTGATTGTGCCAGAAGAGATATCAAGTAAATCGCCCAGCTCCTTTTGCATGGTAAAGCCGTAGGCATCTAATAGGCGGCGTAAGACATGCTTGCCACCGTTAGCCATAACTTCTTCATAGGCATCCTTGCCTTTGAGCTGAGGCTTAGAATCACGCAAATTTGCATTTGCAAGATTGCCGGTAATCAGCCAATTGATATCCGCGCCAGTCTCTATGCAGCAGCGAACAACGATCGTGCCAGGTATTGTGTCACGCTGCACCCATCCGCTAACGCTGTGCTTAGCAATGCCCAATACATCAGCCAAATCCTTCTGCATTTTAACGCCGTACGCAGACATGATGCGTTCCAAAACCCCGCCAGACGCATCTATCTTCCAGCTACCGCCCTGTTCATCGGACATAAGAAAGCACCACCAGTATCTATAAAGTTATTTACAGGTAATTTTTAACGATCTATAGTGACGCTCATCGACCAAGATGCACATCACTGCACCATATTTTACTTAACCGGAGATAATGCGATATGAAAGATGCAAAAGCAACTTCAACGCATGAGCCTGAAAGCTCGCAAAAGCAATCAAGTCCTTTTACCGACTCACAAATCAATGCGCTTGTCTCAGCCTTACTGCCAAGCCTGCAAAAAATGATCGGCTCTGCAATGGCAGACGCCATGAGCGTTCGCGACTTTGCAGCAATGCGAGGCGTCAGTGAGCGCCTTGTCTGGCAGTGGCTTGACGAGGGCATACTGCTCAAGGCTCCAACCAAAGATTTCAACAATAAAAAAAGTGCTGAAAAACGCAGCAAAGTCCTTATCAACGTCAAAGCATGGCGCGACAAACTCACACAGCAGGCTGTCGATTGTCGCTATATCGATGCCCGCACTTCGCAATCTCTGAACTGAGTTTGATTATTTAAGTTGAGCAAGGGAATAGCCATGTTTGATTTTAAGACTTCCACCCATAACCACTATGACGACGCCTGCCGCAAGTTCGCACTTACGCACAACATGGCTGAGCTGGCGCAGCGTGCAGGCATGAAAGTTCAAACTTTGCGTAACAAGCTCAATCCGGATCAGGTGCATCAACTGACCGCTCCAGAAGTTCTGTTACTTACCGACCTGACCGAAGATGCCACGCTGATGGATGGGATGTTAGCGCAACTGCATTGCCTGCCATGCGTACCGGTTAATGAACTGGCAAAAGAAAAGTTTCAGTCTTATGTGCTGAAAGCGACTGCTGAAGTCGGAAGCATGGCCGCCAGTGCCGCTAACCCGGAAAGGATAACTGCAACATGCCGCCGCAGTATTCTGGAGGCCGCAAACACTGGTATTCGTTGCATGATGCTGGCCGCGCTGACCGTGCAGGCCCGCGTTCACTCTAACCCGACCTTAGCCTCAACCGTTGACGCTATCAGCGGGCTGGGTGCTTCGATTGGTATCAGCTGAGGGCGCACGATGATTTCATTTGCGGCACACCTCAAGCGCCAGAGTCCGTCAATGTCCTACGGCAATGGTTGGATCATGGGCGAGAACGGCAGGCGCTGGCATCCGGTATTAAGCCAGCAGGTACAGGTAAAAGAGCAAAGAGGTAAAACATGGCTATCGAGGGCGATTCAATGCTGGTTGAGCTTTCTGCCGGGCAGAGGGTTTCGGCGCTGAATCACGTTGCCTTACTTCGCGCGCAGCTGATGGGTGGCAACTGTGAAAAAGATATGGCTCGTTTTTTCTCTGAAATGCGCGATGTGACAGACAGTAATTACCGGGATAACAAGCGCGCACTGAGCGCTATTCTGTTCCTGGCTAACATCAGTAAAGACAGGCACGACGCTGAATTTAGTGAACTGACTACTGATGAACGAAAGGCGCTTATTTGTGCAATGAATCATTTAAAAGCAGTCGTGAGTTTATTTCCAAAGCGAATGACCCTTTCTAACTAAATAACCCAATGCAAATAAATGGCGTTTACCCGCCGGGCATTCTTTTGCCTGAATTATGGAGAAAGCGAAATGCAAAATATTAAGACATCTCAGTTTGATGTAGACATCGATACAGCGGCAGAAATTATAACTAAAGCGCGAGTTAATGATCGCAAACACCTGTCGCGGGCCGTTTCAGGTCGCCTGGTCGAGCTTGCGCTGCACATTCATCAGCAGGGGCTTTCTGGTGCCGAAGCAGCTGAGCTGATTCGCTGCGAGGCTGAGAATTACCGGAAAGAAGCACAGGAGTTGCACTAATGGCCGACTCAATGGACATGGCGCAGGCGCGCGCCGATGAGCTACTGGCACGGAACATCGCCAGTGTGGTTAACCGCCCGGTTAGCGTAGCGGCTTCATTCTGTGAAGACTGCGATGCGCCAATCCCGGAACAGCGCCGCCGCGCCGTGTGTGGCGTAACTCGCTGTGTCAGTTGTCAGGACGTGGCCGAAATGCGTGCGAAAGCTTCAAAAGGCGGTGCGGTATGAGCACGATTCTGAAATGGGCTGGCAACAAGTCCCGTGTTATGCCGGAGCTGCTGGCGCACCTGCCAGAAGGTGATCGCCTGGTTGAACCCTTCGCCGGTTCTTGCGCAGTAATGATGAACACCGATTACCCGGCCTATCTGGTTGCGGATATAAACCCTGACCTCATCAACCTCTATCGCCAGATAAAAGAGCACACCCGCCCGTTTATAATTATGGCGGCTAGCCTCTTTAATCAGAACACGACCGGCGAAAGTTATTACGCTGTGCGTGAAGCATTTAATCATGATCCGTCGCTGCCTTTACTGGAGCGCGCCGCTTATTTCCTGTACCTGAACCGAAATGGCTATCGCGGTCTTTGCCGCTACAACAAGCGCGGCGAATTTAATATCCCGTTTGGTAACTACACGGAGCCATATTTCCCGCTGACTGAGATTGAGACATTTGCAGAGAAAGCGCAGCGCGCGACATTCATCTGCGCCGACTTCCGCGAGACGCTGAGCCTGACTAAAGCTGGTGATGTGGTGTACTGCGATCCACCGTATGACGGCACGTTTTCGGACTATCACTCTGCTGGTTTCAATAAGGATGAGCATCACGATCTGGTCAGCATGTTGCTCAACGTCTCAGAGCGTTGCCCGGTTGTGGTTTCAAACAGCGATACCCTCTACACCCGCAGCATTCTTCGCGATTTCAATATCACCAGCATCAGCGTAGCCCGCTCGGTTGGTGTTGCTGCAGGTAAAAGCAAGCGCGCATCGGAAATCATCGCCGTGCGCCATCCCGCTGCCGGGTCTGGGTGGTCTGGTTTTGATCCAGCCGCAGGCGCTGACTGGTCTGCAGAAGTGCCGGTGGCTCAATGATTCAGGAATACGCTTACCCGTGGAATGCTCCACGGGAAGCCATCGCCAGTCCATACCCCACCTATGAGGAAATGCACAGCCGCAGTCAGATGATTGCGGCTTTAGTGCGTGCGCAGGAACTACTCGAAAAGCAGCCGACGCTGATTCAGATCGATGTAAAGCGCCGGGTCGGTGAGCTGGAAAAAACACAGGGTATTGATCGTGCCAATGCGTACTTAACGAAAACTTTCGTTGAGCGCACATTGCCACGCGTTGAAACCGTTAACGCTCAATATCGCCTCGGTGAAATGAGTCACGGCACGTTTAACCTGCTGGCAGGCAATGCCACTAACCAGGCAGGCGCGGCCAGCGCGGGCGGCACTCTTTGGGAGCTGATGCGCCGCTTTAACCGCCTGCCGGATATGGCTCGCGCCGACGTCGATTTGCTTGCCGGAGATGTGGCTAATTTCATTCTCGCCGAGCTGATACAGGCACACGCGCAGGCCAGCGACGAGTCAGATTATAAATATACGCACCGCGTTTACATGACCGCCGCCACCATCACCCGTGAGCTGAGCCAGACGCCGCCATTATGGGATAAAGTCACGTCACGACTGTTTGACCCGGAGGAAGTTACCCCGGCGATCATGCGTATGCAGACGGAAAAATGGTGGAAGGGCCGACTGCGCCGCGTGGCTGCATCATGGCGTGAACATCTTCAAATCGCCCTGGCTAACGTCAGCAAGAAGCATACCCCCTACGCCAGCA